ACCTCGCGTTACGTCTGGGACTTGAGCTATGAATACGCCGTCGCCTGGCTTACTGCCTGGCAGGGTTCGGACTACACCCCATGGGTTACGGTCTATTAGGTCTGGGACGCTGACTTGGGTCGGGTCAACAAAGATGAGGTTGTTGAGGGCTGCGCTAATGTTGTCTATGCGTGAACGCATTAAATATGTTGCGATGTCGTGCATCGGAAGAATGAGATCGTAGAGCGATTGGCCGTAGGTTTTGTGCTGGTCTTGGTATAAGCCGCCAATTACTGTGGGGAATTGTTGGCCGTATGGATTGAGTTGTAGGCGTATTACTACGTTCTCGTCGAGAATTGTTACGACTAAGAATATTTGCTCTATGCTTGGTATGTTTATTTCGTGACCTGATAGGCGTACCCAAGCCTCGTCTACCACGCGGCTATCGCCAAGTGTGAAGTAAGCGTGACCACTCGCGTCGCGTTGGTTGGGTGAGGCAGGGTCTATTGATAGGCCACGGCCTTCCTCTTGATGCCACCTGTGCGCTTGCCAGCCAGCACGGTGCGCTGAGACTTTGTGGCGTAAGGCAGGAAACATCTTTAGCTTTGGGTACATGCCAGAGTAAAGGAGACTGTTGAAGCTGCCGTAGTCGCTGAAAACTATGTACTGCATGTTGTCCCAGTCACCCCAATTTACGCGGGGATCGGGGAAGCAGCGGCGGGGATCGAAGTTTATTATTTGGTTTTGGTTTGTTTTGGCGTCCCAAACTATTTTTGTGGGAGCAAAACCGTAGCGTATGCTGTCAAGAAGCATTTGAGCTATTCGTGCCTCGCCAGCCGTGCGGCGTAGCTGTTGGTGCAAGACGCGCTCAAGGATTAAGGATGGCTCTCTGGACTTTCTGTTTAAGCCTTCAAGCTGAAACATCGGGTTGCGGCCTGTAAGGGCTGCCATAAGGTATGTTAGAACTGTGTCTGCGATGGCGCGGGTGTCTGCGATGACTGCCTTTTCTCTAAATTCTGTGGCGTCTGGCCTAACGTATACGTCGTGCGCGCGGTCTGCTTCCTTCCAGTGAGGGTAGCGTTTGCGCACTTTGTGGTATGACATATCTACCATTGACTTGACGTAATCTACTATTCGTAGTTCTTGTTCGTCGTTTAGAAGGTGAGAAATGTCTTCGTAATTTGTTAGCTGTTGAGCATACGCACTTAGATCAACCACTACGCCATCGTTCGGGCCAGAGGTGTATTCGGCGTTGCGGTAGCCAGTAGTGTTGTTTTGGGCTTTCATCATGTGGTATGTCTACCTGTCTGGGGTTTAGTGTGTCGTCCGTTATGTGATGCCCCATCCTGCCCACTTTTGATGCTTTTTGTTTCTGCTGTTGCTGTCGCTGTGGCTTTGGCTGTGCGGTGTGCTGAAGCCCCTGCTTGAGAGTTGTTGGGAAAGGGATTGACCAAATTGTTGGCCAATGTTTTGTGCCGTTAGGGACTGGGCAGGGTCGCTGTGTAACTGCCACTGTTCAGGAGAGATGCTCGTTCTGGAGAGGATGTCGATAGCCATTGTTGTGGCGTCTACTTGGTCGTCGTGGTTGCCGTTGGGGAAGGTTACTGTTTCATCTATGAAATTGTCTAACCAGTCTGCTGCGTCTGGGATGAAGACGCGGCCACCCTCTATTATTGGTAGGATTGCGTTTACTCGTGCAACTTTGTCGTTGACTACTTTGTAGGGGATTACTGATATGCCGCTCTCGCGCTTGAGTTCTTGGAGTAGGGATTGGCCAGAGGCTTTGTCCTCTATGTATAATGCTCGTAAGCCGTTGCCCCTGTGACGGTTGTTTAAGCGGATTAGGCGTTGCTTGAGTTCGGGGAAGTCGTACTTGCCGCGCATAATGTCGATGATGTATATGTCGCCGTTTCGGTCCATGCCAGCGGTGACGGCTACACTGTAGTCGGCTGTTTCTGTTTTCTTGAAGGCGGTGTCGCACGTTATTATTAGGGTGGCGAAGTTTTGTGGGCGTAAGTCGTGGGGATACTTTTGCCACCACTCTGTTTTGATTAGGTTGCCGCCTTGAATGAAGGGTTCTTGCTGGTAAAGGCTGGCAAATTCGCGGGGGTTTAAACGGCGGCGGCGTTGAAGATCGTCTAGCGGAAAGCGTGAAGGCCAGAGGGGGACTTCGACTATTACTTTTTCGCTGTGATTTCTTTGGTTGTTGGGTAGCTTTCTGGCCTCTTCTATGGGGAGATGCTGGGGGTGGGATGTGGGGAGCTTGTGGCGGCCTGTTGTTTTGGTTTTGGTTACTTGTTTTATTGCGGGGAAGTTTATGTGCTTCCAGCGTTTTTCGGCCCAGTCTTCTGTTTGCATAAGGCGGCCAGCTAGGTCGTCTGGATGCCAGCGTGTGAGGATTATGATTTGCTTTGGACGTGTGCCGTCTAGTTCTGGTTGAAGGCGGGTGGCGAGAGCGGAAGTGTAGTAGTTCCACGTCTTGTTTCGTTGGGACATACTTTCGGCGTCTTCTCTGGCTTTGATGGGGTCGTCTACCAAGAGTAGATTTGCTGGTCGGCCAGAGGTGGTGCCGCCAATGCCTACTGCGAAGTATGCGCCGCCCTCTTCGGTGCGCCAGACGTCTGCTGCGCGGCTGTCTGTTGATAGGTGGAAGTCGGGAAAGGCTTGAGGGATTGCTTTGTCTTCGACTACGGAGCGAATTTGTCGGCCAAAGTCGGTGGCTAGTTGGCTGTTGTAGGAACAGGACATGGTGTAGCGGCTAGGATTGCGCATCATGTAGTATGAGGGGAATAGGACTGTGCCGAATGTTGATTTTGCGTGGCGAGGTGGCATTGTTATTAAGAGGTTTTTGGGGGACTTTGCTTTTTCGAGGTCGTCTAGGGCGTGGATTAGCTCTAATTGGAAGTCACTGAGGGTCCATTCGGGATATAGGAGACGGACGAAACCTTCGAATGTTTCTGAGGCGTCGCGTAACTTGAGGAGTAGGGCGGCGGCTTTGCGTCGCCGCACGCTTTCGGCAGAGTTGTAGTTTTTTTGGGGAATTTTTTGTGTGGTCATTGTGTGTGTTGCTTGCTTCTTGGCTCGCTTCTTAGCGTAGGGCGCGGCGTAGGCGTTGAGAGAGGAGTAGCTCTGCCTTTGTGGTGGGATCAGGTGTTGATTGGGCCATTACTGTAATGAAATGGTCGAATATGGCCGATGCGCGCTTGTGAGGGGGTACTGATGATAAGTCTTGTTGGGACATAGCGTGGGCAAATTGGTGTATGGTTGCCTCGCTTTGGATGGGGGTGGCTTTGGGGTTGGTTCTTTTCATTTGTTTTCTTTGCTTGTGCGTGGTTCGTGTTCTATTAGCTTTGCGCCAGCGGCTATCTCTTCTAGTTCTGCGCGCGAGAGGTGGGTGATGTCTTTGGTCTCGACTTCTAGCTTGGTGTGGTTGCTGTTTAGGTCGGGAATTACTTTGTTAAGTAACATGCCAAAGACGCGAGCCTGTGTGGGCGTCCACTCTTTGTCGTGCATCACTACTTCGTTGGCTACGACAATTTGCTCTGTTACAAACTCTGCTATCATGCCGCGTATCTCTGAAGTTTCTCGTGGGGATAAGCCGCGCGGAGCGTGAGTGTTAAATACTTTTAATGCGGTGGTCATTAACTTTACCTGTTTGTTATGCTCTCTAGTTTTCCAGCCGTTTCCTGCTTTAACTTTTTCTGAAATTTTTTTTGCGCGTGCTTTTTTTGCTTCGTCGGGCATGTTTTTGAAAAGGTCGCTCTGTTTTCTGCATTTTTTGCTGCAATATTTTGAACCCCTTGCCACTCTTGAGGCGATTTCTTCGTATTCTTTATTGCATGTAATACAAGTTAGTATCGTCCTTGAGCGTGTACGGAAGTATTTCTGCTGTAATTCTGTGCCTTTGTTGATGCCATCGAACGATTTCATTTTAAAATTTTCTTTCGCTTACTCGTGGGAAGTGACAATCTGCGCGGGAAAAGCAAACGGCGAAGTGGCCTAATCCCCCCCCCATTCAAAATAGTGTCAAGATTGTGGCAATTTGCTTCTAACATCTTGTTTTTCCTGCGTTTTAACACCCCTTCTAGGGGTGTTAACATGGATTTTTGGTCTTCGTGCGCGTTTAAAAAAAAACCCGCGCGAGGTCGCGTACAATACTTCGAAGAAGTATTTTGTGTTTGATTTCATCACTTTGGCATTTTTTGACCAAATGGTCAAATATTGGGGTCGTGCATGTGTAGATATGCACAGGTGTAGCTACACATACACATATGAACCGAAGGTTCTTAGCCCAGTAGAGATTTCGATTTCCGATTTCTCGTTTAACTGGAAAGTTTTCACATGAAAGCCATCGAAGTAAAATCCGCGATGAACGTCGCATCAGCTTGGGTCAACGAAACTGCCAAAGGTCGCAAAGAAGTCCTCGCACTTGCGCTAGAGATTTCGAAGAAATCTCCGAAGAAGCGTTGGAAATCGCTTGCGAAAGCGATGACCGAAAACGATGCACCTCGCGTCAAGGCGTACTCGTTGCAAGGCGACGCGAAGAAAGCAGCTTTCGCGGCTCTTCGAGCCGCTGCGAAAGTCGCAGAGCCAGAGGTCGCAAAACCGCAAGCGAAGGCGAAGCCAAAAGCGAAAGCCAAGGCGAAGCCTTCGAAAGCGAAAGCGAAGCCAGCGTTGAACATGGATGCGCTGGCAGCGCAGCTTGCGAATGTGGACGATGCGCAACTCGCCGCTTTCTTCAACGCAGTGGTC